CCGCCTTTGACCAGCGGAAACAAACAAAAGGATTTGACCCAGCACCCTCGAAGATCTCCTCATAAATTGTTTCCTTGCCTTCCTTTTCAATGACATAGAACGCATTGCGCTCGACATTGGGCTTGTCATACATGCGGCAGACGACTTCCAAGATTTTAATCTTCTTGTCGGGCTGGCGCATAACACGGTCAGTCAAGGACTTGGAAAGTTGAGCCTTTGGGTAAGCAATAGGTAGATCACGATTGCGTAACTCGCGCTCCCGATACACATGATCGATACGGTCATCAGGACCGTTTTCAAGTACGATCTGCGGGAGAGGTACTGCATTAAACCGTACAGGATTGATTGCATCGCCTTCTTCAACAAGAAGACAACCTGTTCCAACGGCCAGATCAAGGAAGCTTTCATGTGCTTCCTGTCCAAAGTTGGAGTTCTGTATGACTTCGAATACATACTCAGTTACCTCATCAAGCTCATTATTTATGCGATCACTGTCGTTGTTTGCGACTTCGCTTCCGGCAACAAAATCAGCCCATCGTGCAAAGTTTGGGCAGATGCCGTTCTGAAGACGCGATGCGAATTCCTGCACCCCGACAACAGCTGTCTCATCGAAGATACGATCATCGCGCCGTTGACCCGGTGTCAGGTTTGTAAACCCTTCACGCTGCGGCAGCGCATACTCGTAACACTCATCAAACAGGTTTTCAAAAAGCAAACGATGCGACTTAGCCTTATCGTACCGCTCAAGATAATTTTTAGCCGAGCCGTGCAAAATATCGCTCCTCAGTTTTTGAAAAACTCATCAAGCTCAATTTTGATGTCATTAGCGGCTTCTTTTTGAACAGCCCGTGCAGCGTCTCTTGCACTCATGCCACCCTTCACCAATGCATTAAACCGTTGCCTGTAATATTTACGCCCCATACTAGGGCTTTCCGCACGGCTGCCTGTTTTCTTCAGCAATGAATTGGTTGGTGTTTTAGGCGCTCTCTTTGTCATTACATATCCCTATATTGATTGTAAAAGCCAATGCCGCCGCTTTGCCCGGTGAGCAGAGAGCGGATGCCAGTACCTTTTTTGCGCTTTGATGCCATCTCTTCAACGCGCTCATCCTTGGCCCTGCGCCGCTGTTCTGTTTCAGCACGCATACGTTCCTGCCGTTCAGCTTCGATGGCAGGATCAGGAGCGGGTGGTCTAGGCTGGGCTATACACATGATTTCCTCTTACAACGCTGCAATAATGCAGGACAACGCACAAATTACATACGCGCCCACAAGCCTTGACGCCGTTGCTTTGGCTGACGCGCAAAGACATCATATTCCTTGCGTGCATTGAACGCCTTGGCATTGGCATTGTGATTCATAACTTTGCGCCCTTCACCGGCCCCCAGCATCAGATACTGAAGCGCATCATGTATATGTGAGAAGCGGTTCTTCTCTGGCCGGTCATCATACCGCTCACCAGAAACCTGTATGCGCCTGTAGCTATAGCCACCCTCAAATCCCTTAATGAGTTCCTTGCAGCGGGGGTCAATCATAAATCCTGGCAAGCCCTCTACCATCCGATTGAGCGGGGTAGCTACTGCCTCTAAGCGGAGCGACACATCATTTGAAGGGGCAGGGCGTGCAACAAGTCCTGCACCACGCAGCACTTGGAAGGGAGTGGATTCATCTGTCTGTGCGCGAAAGTCACCAGACGGGTCGCCAAAGATATTGATCTCGCAGTTGCCATACCGTGTTGCGATTTCAGATCTGAGCAGTTCACTGAAGCGAACAATGCCCATATCGAATGCCACGATCTCTTGCAGTATCAGCCAGCGGCCACGCACCTTCTGCCCGAATACAGCAGCAGGGGTCAGGCCAAAGTCCAAACCAACAATTACCGGAAGCGCATCAGCAACAGGTATCTCTTCTTTAGCTATGTGGGTATCGCCAACAAACATATTGTAAACCGGCTTGCCTTCCTGAATGGAGCCAAGCTTGTTCAGCACATAGACATCGATCCATGACTTTGACTTACCCTGTATAAGATTAGGGTAGTAGCTTGGAAGCATGTGCTTGGCATTCTCTGCTTCCTTGTTCGGCTCGTAACTGACGAGTTCGCCCTCTGTGTCGCGCTTTTCCGACATGCCAGCGGGCTGTGTAAAGAACACCCAGTTGTCTGGCTTGACCAGCATCTTGGCTTCTTCCATTGGAATATAATCCGGTACAGGCACCTCGCCTGCCATGATAGGCCACCAGTGATCCTCCTCTGGAGCATTTGTGTCAGCTATAACACCAGACCATGTTGGCCCACCCTCACGCATAGAAGGGAAGCGGCCAACACGCATGGTACATGCATCGATGATAGACTTTGGAATCTCACGCGCCTCATTGATCCAGATGCCAGTCAGTTCCAATGACAGCAGCTTTTTCACATCTTCCGGCCTGTCGAGAGCAAGGAAGATAACCTCCAGATCTAAATCGGCAGCATTGATCTTGTGAGTATAGGGAACAGACCAAGTAAACTTGCCCCACTGATCTTCCGGGAACCAGTCAAGCCAAGTCTTGATTGTAGTGGTACGAAGCTGCGGGTTGGTGTTCCTGATGATTGCCCACCGGCTTTTGCGCTTGCCTTCTGCATTGGGCTTCTGCTGCAAAGCACGCCGGAAGACTTCAACACAGCATCCAACGGATTTGCCGGAACCAACCGGACCACGGATGCCACGAAAAAAGGTGTCGTCCTTCATAAACGACTTCAGCACTTCACCGTCAGGCTTGTACTTAAATTTCATCTATACGGTAATCCTTGCCAATACGAACAAGGTTTGCAGCAACCTCTGGCCCGATGGTGGCTATGAGTTTGTCAGCTTCATGGTCATTACAAAATTCGCGTGGGTGATACTTTAGGTGGACCTTCTTAACAACCTTGCGCAGTATGCGCCGCTCTTCCGGCTTCAAGGTATGCAGAAACATGCTCATGGACCTAACAAACTCCTTCTGCCCGGACCGCGCGAGGCGGCACTAGCTAATCTTTGATCATCATAAATAATAGGACGCCTGTTTGTAGTTGGAACCGGAGCCGCAGTAGCTGATGCAGGGCTGGGTTTTGCTGCGGCAGCACGCTCTTCTGCACGCCTTCTGGCATCTGCATCATCTTGATTCTGCCGATCCCTGATCTTTGCTGCTGCTTCATCAGCAATAGGATCACGCCCGGTTAGCCTGCCACGAGAATCCCTTGCACCAGTTACTGCGCCACTGGCATCCATAACCGGCGTGCCGCCACGTTGCAAAGTATCAATAATGCGTGCATTGAAGAAGTTGGATGCAGTATATGAAGCGCCAGTAATCGCGCCGCCCGGAACCAGAGGATTGGTTCTGGATATACGACTTTTATTAGCATCCATACGCGCTTGCACATTTGCAATGGCATCCCTGTTACGCTCGGTTGATGATTGATCTTTTGGAGGCGCACCTACACACATTACTTTTTCTTCTTAGCTGGAGCCATCTTCTTGGCTGCTTTCTTAGCAGCAGCTTTGCCTTTGGCGGTGTACGGAAATTTCTTACCCATTACGTTTGGCATTACGCGGTATCCTTCCATTAGTTTCTCTTAAATCTTTTCGTTACATCGCGTCTAGTTGCTGAGTCAGGGGTTACAAATAAACCGCTGCCACCGCCTCTGGTTCCTGCCAAGCGTCTAGCGCCCCGTTTAT